CCAATCGCCGCCGCCAGTGCTTTCGGAATCACTTTCCCTTTGAGATCCCGAATGATGCGTCTGATGGATTTAAGAATCGAAGAATTACCGGCAAGACGGCTGCAAGACCAGCCATGCCAATCGTCTTCGGATCTGTTACTCCGGCCATATAAACCGCTAGTGATGCGGCTAAGAATGAGCGAAGCCACGATGCTGCTAGAGCTTGGATCTGTTTCATTTCTTTTTGTTACCTTTCTTGGGAGCTTCATCTGGAATCTCCACACTTGGAAATTCTCCCGAATAGGCGACAAGTTTCGGACGACCGAATCCGACGATTTCTTTGCCGATGTTGCGACGTTTAATCATGACCATTCCGCCATTACGTTGATCTCCAGTGCCGGATGTGTTGCCTTCAACGCAGATGACGGATGTGACTCCAGCTTTGACGACGATGCCGATGTGAGAGATTCGGTCGATGCCATCATGCGGAAAGTCCATGAAGCATAAGTCTCCGACTTGCGGCTTGTCTGTGATCCAGCGGCCAAGATCTTTCATCTTATTAGCTCCGGCAGCTGTTGAGACCATTGATGGAATCTTGATGCCGGCTTGATCAGCGCACCAATTCACGAATGATCCGCACCATGGCAAGCCATCGGCTTTCATAAATTTTCCGTATTTGGTCAGATTGTCGCCTTCTTCAATCGTGCCGACTTCTGCCAACGCTACTTCGACGAGTCGAGCAGCTGTGCCAGTTGGATAAGTCATCCGAGTAGGAGCTTCGCTTGCTCTTCAGTGATTCCTAGCTGTGTAAGAAGAGCTGCACGATCTGATGCTTTCTGTGCCTCAGCTGCATTTTCTTGTTCATTCAATAATGCGGCTTCAGCCCGTAACTTCTCAAGCTCTTTCAATTCTTTATCTGTTAAAGGAATTTCAAGAATTTCTCCAGTTTGGACATTGTGTTCCATTTTGAATTCGCTCATTTTATGCTCCGTATACTGTGTAAGAAGATGCGCCTTGAAAAGCCTGACCGCCGCTGACTGTGGCATTGATTGATGTTACTTGCGCGGCTGTTTTATAGATGCCGCTTCCTGATACGAAACTGTTACTTGGAATGTTGTTCTGAAAGCCCGCAGTCCAGTAGAAATTAGTAAAACCTGACGCTTTACAATTTGTCAAAGTTAATACATATACCGAAGTAGTGTCTCCGGTTAAACCGTTGTTATTTCCTTGCATACGAATTTCTGAGTTTGTTGTTCCGAATGTTGTATAAGTAACTGGCGGTGTTTGAATTGTGAACGAACCAGACGCTTGCGCATAAACTGCAGATGAATCGCCATTTAACCTAATTCTAAATTGAGCGTTAGAAGTATTCCAGTTCACAGGAGCGAAAACTATCTGAATATAATCTTGAGTTAATCCTGTAATGTTGAAAGATGTTCCCGACATTGTTCCGGTTGCGATTTGTGCAATATTTAATGAACCAGATGGAGCGGCAGCCCAAGTTGGCACACCACCTGCAACTGTTAAAATTTGCCCAGTTGAACCAATACCTAAACGAGCTTTGGCTGTGCTGGATGTGTAGTAATCGACGTCACCGGCTGTCGTTCCCGGAGACAACGCTTTCACGGTTGTGTCCACCGATGATCCAAGTGTGCGAATTGCGGACGCACCATCTTTGACAAGTGCCGTATTGTCCGGCGTTGTCCATCCGTAGTTGGTCGTCGTTGCCATGCTTTCTCCTTTTGCTTAGGCGACTATTGTCGCATTTTCCCAGTCTAAAGTTGCGTTAATTGTGTTCCATGTCTCCGTGATTGGCACGTCGCTCCACTTCATCGCTTGCAAGCTGTACGCCACCGGCGACAAGTTAATCGTCAGTGAGAGTCGATTGTATGAAGTAGAGAATGTCCAGCCATCGACGAATCCTTGGAATGTGCCGCCAATCATGTTCACCGGCAAGTCAGTGATGTCCACCGGTAATCCCATGAAGATTCCGAGAAGATCGTCGCGATCTATATCTGAAAGCTCTGGATTTGTTAGCTCATAGCTCAGAGTCTTGAAGATGTCGGATGGATAAGCTCGGAGCTCGAGATAGAAATTGGCTTGGCTGAGAGCGTCTGCCGAATTGTGCAAAGTCGTCGTGACGATATATCCCTGCTGTCCATAAGTGGCGATGGATGTGGCGTCGCTGGCAGATTCTTCGGATGAAGATGTCGCGTCATATTTGACCGTGACTGAATTGCGAAGATCTCCGGTGCGACGCGCAACCGAGATTCCATTGGCAAGCGCGTCATTGGCTGAAAGCTCGCTGTATCCATTAGCTGCAAGATATTGGCTGCGATGAGTGCTGTCTGCATAGCAGATTCGACCTTGGCCGTCTTCGTATAAATAACCGAGTCCAGACGTCGCAAGACCCGAGACGATATTGAGAGCTGTGGCGCGTGATGATGACCGAGCTGCAAGCTCATAGTCGCCGGGTCGATCTATCTCACCGATGCCGGAATTCTCTGCATCTTCCCAAGTCGTCGTCGGTGTGTAAGTCGCCCACGTCAAAGCCGGCGGCACTTCATCCCATGTGTTAAATAGAAGCGGCTCTAGAATGTCATAAATCTGATCACCATCGAATTCTTTTGGCAAAACGCCATCAACCAGAATCTTGGCAAGCTTGGCAAGTGCTCCCATGGCGATGATTTTGATTGACTGCGTAATCATTACGGATCCGGCACTCTTGACCGTCTGCGAGATGTCTGTGACGAAGCCACCGAAGATTGGCACGAATGTGCCAGTGGAGTCTTTGACTTGAATTGCTATCTGGTCATTTAGATCCGCGGCAATAGTGACATTCTCGTCGAGATTGATAATCTCTACTGAGCAGTAGCCGGCAGCTGGCTGGACGTAAAAGTCAGTACGGCCGGATGTGATTGAAAGATTCGCCAGTGTTATGTCTGTGTAATCGACGCCGCCGATTGTGACCGACCAGACCGGAGACCAGTCGCTCATCGGTCGTACGCGCCCACTGTGGAGCTAATACCGCCGCGAGCGAGTGAGTCTTGGAATACTTGTTCGACTGCTCTGGCTGCGCCCTCTGGATCGCCTACCACGCCCATGTTGATCGTCACCATGGTCGCAGCTTCTCCACGACGGAATGAGCCGACGTCGAATGTGCCTTTTGCTTCTGTAGCTGTCAAAGCGTTGGCTTGATTCTCCAAAACTCTGAATTCTTTTGTCAGAGCATTCAGCTGCGCGATTCCTGCGCTCTTACTGATGCCGCCAGTATCGACTAGGAATTGAAGCTCTGTGAATTTGTCTGAAATATCTGTAAGTCGTTTTGTAAGATTGACCAAGCTAGTTGCGCCGCTTGGTGTTGAAACACCACCACCGCCACCACCGCCGCCGGAGATGCCACCACTTAAACCGCCGCCAGTAACGCCGCGGCCGGTGACACCACCACCACCGCCACCACCGCCGGAGATTGCTCCCGGAGCCCCACTTGTTGCGAATTCACCGCCACCACCACCGCCGCCATTGGCCAGAGCGTTTGCTCCAGCTAATACGGCAGCACCAATCGCCACAGCTGCAACACCGAGAAGCGGATTGAGTGCGAATGCAGAAGCTACACCGGCCACGATTGCAGAAGCTTTAAGAGCGTTGTACACGGCGATGAGACTTTTGACCGCTGCAATTGTCGCAGTGACTCCGGCTGCAATTTTTGACACGACGAAAATTGTGCCAATCACTCCGCCGAGAATGATGAGTTCATCTTTGAAAGCCACTACAGTCTTGATCAGACCTCTGATGCGCTCGCCCCATTCGAATGCAGCTGTGGCGGATTGATCTATTCCATCTACGAATCCATTTTGACCAGTCAGACCAGCCACGAAGAGATTGATATTCGGAATCATTACATTCAAAAGATATGTAGCAAGCCTTTCGACTACCGGAAGAAGAGCTGCTCCGATTGATTCTTGCGCTTCATCGATTGCAATTTTGACGCGCTCGAATTTCTTTGCTGTTGTTTCAGCTTCATTCTCTGCAAAGTTTCCGAATGTGCGAGTGAGCTGCTCCATGATTGCATTGGTGTCTTTTGATTTGAGCAGATTGGCATCAAGTCCAAGTCCAAGACGGCCGAGCGATGTGGCGTTGCCGTCGTAAGCTTTACCAAGTGCATTCGCCGCCGATTGCAACGGCACTGAAGTGGCCGCCGAAATATCAAGCGCAAGATTGAGAAGCTTTTGTGCTTCTTCGACATCATTCGTTGATCTTGCAAGTCTGGAGAATGCTGGACGAAGTTGGTCATCTGTCACGCCTATGGCAAGAGCTGTTTTATCAATCCAAGCACCGGTCGCGGCTATTTGTGCGTTAGTGGCCGATGTAGAAGCTTTGAGAGTCTCTGTGAGCTTGCGCTGTGCAGCTTCATCGTCCAGAGCGTTCTTGATGACTTTTGCTGCGTATGCTCCGGCAGCTGCTCCAGCTGCGGCGAATGCGAGAGCTGCCTTCTTGCCGAAGTCTGTAACACGATCGCCGAAGCTTTGGACTTCACCGGTCGCGCTTTTGACTCCCTTTTTTAATTCATCAAGATCAGCGTCAAAAGTGATTTTGACTTTTGGAATTCCGGCCATTACGCGAGCCCCACTCTCTTCACGACGTCTTGAATGAGCTGGATATATTCTTTCGCGACTATTGGTGTGTAGTAATCGACCGCCGGATTGATCCAGTAGCCGCCTTTCTTCGGAGCAGCTTTGAATCGGTTGGTGTATTTACGGCCGAGCGAATCTTCACCGGCGTGACCGCCGAATTCTGTGCCCCATAGAAGAGCTCCGGCAGAAGCTTGATTCTGACGCACTCTTGTCTTGCCATTTTTAGAAGTTTCGCCGCCGTACTTGCGACCGACCTTCTTTGATCCACCGACATCGACGCGAATGAGACGATCGCGTGGAGTCGAAATTGATTGTGCAACGAGACGAGTCTGCGGAGCCGGAGCACCATGCGAATACATGAGAAGCTGACCAGCTAGACGCTTGGACATCATCTGCGCTTGATCACGAATTTCATTCTGCGAATCTTTTGGCAAAGCTGAAAGAAGCTGGAAAAGCTGCTTGAGTTGGTACGGCTCGACTTGGATCGTCACACGACCTTGGCCGCTAGCTGTTGCCATTTCTCTTCTCCAGAATCTCGATTGCTGTGTACACGTCTTCAGCTGTTACGAATTCGCTCCGAGGCTGACCTGTCGCGATGGCCAGCTCCCAGAGCATTCGATTTACACTTCCGACGTCGTAGCTTTTGGGCTGGAGTCACCGACTTGAATGTCTGAGACTCCCTCTGCCCATGCTTCGAATGGCTTGACCGGCTTGCCAGCTGCTTCGCGCTTCATCGCGTGATACGACAAGAAGAGAAGATCTGCGACTCCGATCTTGTCTTGCGCTTGGCTAATTGTGTTACCTGTCTTCTGCTCCCATTTCATCCACTCCGGTGGAGCGGCTGTGTAGGTAGCTTCTTCGCCATTCTGATATTGAATTGTGATTGGTAGTTTCATTTCTTTGCTCCCGATTCTGTTAGGTTAGAAAGTTTCTGACGGTGTTCCCACTACTGTGAATGATAGCGATACAGTCTGCGCGCTTGGTGCAGC